CAATCCCCCCCCATTGTAAAAAAAATGCAAGCACTTCACCAAATCACAGAAGCAATATACGTCGGACCCACCCCTGAATCCAACTGGGTGATTCCTGGCGTACTTCTTGTCGGAGCCTTTCCTGCTGAAATAGACGACACAATCACCTTTTTTCAAATCTCAGAGATTTTAAAGCGGGGAATAAACAAGTTTGTATGTTTGCAAAACGAATATCGCACAGATGTTCCAGAAGAGATATGGAAAGCAGGAGAAGCACTTCGCCCCTATTTCAACGATGTTGTAAATATCGTTGAAAACAAGGATAAATTTGAGACATTCGCGAAATCCATTGTTTGCGACAAAACCGATCTGTCTTTTGTACATTTTCCAATTAAAGATTGTGGTGTGGCAGCCGATGAATCTGTGTTGCTTTTATGTCAACAGCTCGTGCAATCCATTTATGAAGGAAACAAGTTGTATATTCATTGTTGGGGTGGTCACGGAAGAACCGGAACGGTGGTTTGCATCATGCTTTGTATCATGTATGGAATATCTGCAGAAGAAGCGATGGAACGATGCCAAAAGATGCATGACACACGTGAACATCATGTTGAGGTTGGATCCCCCCAAACCCAAGTACAAAGAGATCAAGTGACGCGAATCGTTGCTTTGATTCGAAATCCAGTAGTGGTGTTTACCGATGTGTCGTCTTATATTAACTTCAAACCTGACGAGATCGATGCACTCTCTGAAGCGGTCGATGATATATGAAGAAACCCTACGGTTTTCCCTTAAACCTTTCCCTTATAAAGAAAACCTACGGTTTCCCTTAAACCTTTCCCTTATAAAGAAAACCTACGGTTTTCCTTAAACCTTTCCCTTATAAAGAAAACCTACGGTTTTCCTTAAACCTTTCCCTTATAAAGAAAACCTACGGTTTTCCTTAAACCTTTCCCTTGTAAAGAAAACATACGGTTTCCCTTAAACCTTTCCCTTATATTTTATTCGATTTCCTCCTTAAATTTTAACTGCAAATGCAAAATAGAATTTAACAACACATAAAAAAACAATATAAATTTTGTATTTATATATAATAACAAACAAGAATGGCAGGTGGATTACTAAATCTTGTCGCAGAAGGAGCAAACAACACAATCATACAAGGAGGCGATAATCAAAAAACACTGTTTCGAGCAACATATAAAAAAATTACAAACTTTGGACTCCAAAAGTTTCGCATCGATTATGACGGACAGCGAAGCTTGCGAACCGGTGAGGCATCTGTCTTCTCGTTCAAGATGCCGCGTTACGCCGAGTTGCTCATGGATACCTACGTGGTGATCACATTGCCGCATATATGGAGTCCAATCTATCATCCATGTGAGGGTACAACAAACAACTGGGCTGCCTATGATTTTAGATGGATCCGAGACATTGGCTCACACATTGTAAAAGAGATCGAGGTCAAATGTGGAAACTTCACTTTGCAGAAATACTCGGGCGAATATTTAGCCGCAATGGTTGAACGCGATTTTGACGAGACCAAAAAAAAACTGTTCTACCAAATGACTGGCAACGTGGAAGAGTTTTATGATCCGGCAAACAGTTTTGGTCGTGCAAACACCTATCCATCCGCTTATTACACGGGTACTAATTTGGGCAGCGAACCATCGATTCGTGGTAGAAATCTCTATATACCCATTAACGCATGGTTCACCATGGACAGCAAATGTGCGTTTCCAATGGCAGCCTTGCAATATAATGAACTTGTCATCAATGTGACGCTAAGACCCATCGAAGAACTCTTTCAGGTGAGAGATGTGTTTGATAAAGTGAACGATTTTCCATATGTCCGCCCGGATTTGACTGAGGAACGATTCAATATATACCGATTTTTACAAACACCCCCTGCGGTGAACATCAGCAGAGAAAATTATCAAAACACCACGAACAGTTGGTACGCCGACATTCATTTATTGGCAACCTATTGCTTTCTCTCGAAGGAGGAGACAAAAACCTTCACGGCAGAGAATCAGGTGTATCTCATCAAAGACGTGTTTGAGTACAATTATGAAAACATCACTGGAGCCAAAAAGGTAAAGGTGCAATCGACTGGCATGGTTGCGAGCTGGATGTGGTACTTGCAGCGGAATGACGTGTTTTTGCGGAATGAGTGGAGCAATTATACCAATTGGCCATATCGGACGATTCCAAGTGATATTATTACGGCACCGATTGTAGGAACCGATCCAAACATTTATTTAGATGAAGACTCGACAAACTACATAGGCCCTTGGATCAATCCGGATGGTCAAAACACCGGCTATTTCCTAAGCGGAGAATACACCGTTGAAAACCAAAAAGAGATTCTCGAAACCATGGGGATCCTATTCAACGGCGAATATCGCGAGAATCTCATGCCAAGAGAGGTCTACGAGTATGTAGAGAAATACACCCGGACAAAGGGGTCTGCTGGTAATGGCATATACTGCTACAATTTTTGTTTGAACTCAGATTCGTCGGAATATCAACCCACCGGTGCGATCAATCTGTCCAAATTCAAAACGATCGAGCTCGAAATCAACACATTTGTCCCACTCTTCGATTTGCAAAACAACAATTTTCAAATCACTTGTAACCAAGAAGGCCAGGTGATTGCGACAAACTCTCCCACCTGGCGGTTATTCGAGTATAGTTATAACATGAAACTGTTTGAGGAAAGATACAACGTGTTGTCTTTTGTTGGTGGTTATTGTGGACTTTTATATGCCAAGTAAAAATATATAATGGCAACCAAGTGGCTTAAAGAAGTAAATGAGACCCATGTAAAAGAACCATTGGACACAATTACCGGCAGTGGTTTTGATAATATCAAGGGGCTTTCGATCGATGAAGAAAAAGAAGAAGAAGAAGAAAAAGAAGAAAAAGACGACATGCCAACTGTTTGGAACATCATAAACACATGTGTTTTGGCATTGGCGTCTTTGTATTTAGCATACAATCTCATTTTTAATATCACCGACGGAAATGTAGAGATTCCCAAAATCAATGATGGCAACAACGCACTTACGATGCTGTTTACTAAAATCGTGAACTTCATAACGACCTGTATTACCGGGGTATTAAATTTCACAAAAAATATGACTCCATATTTCGGATACAAAACCATTTTCATCCTCTTCTTGGTGCTTTCCAATCTACTATTGAGACCCTTTGTCTCAAACATCACCACGTTTTTTAAAGGATTGTCGAAACAGAAATCAAAGAACATACTTCGATATCTGTTTTTGAATTTTAAGAAACAGAACACGCTTATCTCACTGTTGTTCTTCTTCTTTTTATTAAAGGCCGTTTACACTTTGGCCACAGACAAAGGCGGTCCGATCACTGCATTCTTTGTTGCAAATCCATTTTTGTCTATGATCGCGGTGTTTTTGTATGTCGTCTTTCTCTACCCAATCACGATTCCTCTAGCATCTTTTGCAATCTATTGCATTCTCATCTATTATTGTTTTTTTACGATGATCCATAAATATTTCACCGGATCACTTGGTATGCAATATTCAAAAGCGTCTTCGTTCTCGGAATTGCTGGCCATGATTACAGATCTTATCAACAAGGGCACCGGTGGAATCAAAGATCTCCACTACATATACTTGTTCGTGATTCTACTTACATTGATCCCCATGATTGCACAAATCCATTCAGGCTATTTACAAACAGGATTGTCTGTAGTGTTGACGGGATTGTTGTCGCTCTGTTTGGTTCTCAAGTATCCTGATACAATTTCTGCATTATTCGTCAAGTAACATCAATGCCATGGCTGCATAATTGTGTAGATCAATCAGGGTGTCGCGAATGCCCTCGTCGTTCACGAGATTTACGCCGTTCTTGGTGATCGACATCGATCGCTGCAACTTGTCTTCGATTCGCATCAGTACTCCGATGACTCCATATTTGGCGAACGCGTCGCCATAATCAATGTTTTTTTTCGTAAACAGTTCCAATGCCTCGGCCTGGACCTTTTTCATTTGTTCTACGCGATTCATAATAATATAATCATCGATGTGTGTTTATATTATATCATCGATTTATTCAAAAATCTCTTTATATTATTATTATATCATCGATTCATCTAACTGAAAGAGAGGCACTGACTTCGACGATTCTCCCAGCATTGGTCTAGGAATTGAAGATGAAGATGAAGATGAAGATAAAGGCTTTTGTGTTGTAGTCAACAGTTTTTGCAATTGCAAGTTGATACCCTCGAGCTCGGTGATGCGTGCTTGATACACGCGGATCTGCTCCCCCTGCTTCGTCAACATATCAGCAATCTGAGCCATCGTCATGGCGACCGGTGGCTTCCCAGGTTCATTCAACATGATTTGTCCATTCTTCTCCGCCTCTGCTTGCATCATCTTGTTGCGTTCTGCCTCGATCTCGGCAATCTGTTTCAATACATCGGGCTTCATTTTCACATCACCCGGTTCATACTTCTCGAGCATCGGATCGATGTCTTCCATGAAAAACTTTTTAATACTCGATTCTTTCTCCAATTTAATGAAGTCCGATACCTTTTTCGGCGACTCCTTTACATAATCGGGGTGGGGATTGTCCAACAGTTTTCGCTTGTCAAAGGTGTTTTGTTCATGCGAGAAACACAAGATTGTCTTCATCGGATCCAACTGGACAAATGGGATCGTATACCCTTTCAAGAACTCTCTTTCCTCTGCAACCGCTGCGTGGTCTTGGTATCGCGTTTGCTTCAAGAGTTCTGCACGAAATGCGAATGTCCCAGCGGTTGCGTGACTCGGTCCGTATGGCCCGAACTGGATCATTTTTTTGATGTGTTTGAAGTAAATGTAGATCTCACTTGATCCCGCACACAATGCGTGTTTGTTTTCCATTAATGTTTCTACCGCATGAGACACACGCTCGGGTGGATAATAATCGTCGTCGTCCATGTAGACGATCATGGTACCGGTGGCTTTGCCGTGCATGTAGTTGCGTTTTTCACCCAAAGATACCTTTTTAGGCAATTCGAAATATTTGATCTGGGTGATGCCGGACTTGTCGACCAGGTCCGGCATC